GAGGCTTTACCTCAATAATATAAGTCATTACCTTGCCGTCTTTCAACCTCATTTTGGCGATAAAGTCTGGAAAGTAGCGGTGCATTTTATTGTCGATTGGAGACTTGTATGGTACTGCCAATTCTTCTGACGACCACCAGAGAACATTCGGATGTTCATCCAACCATTTCATTACCCTGCGTTCCCATGTTGACCGATAGACGATGTTATCCGCATCACCTTTATATTTGGTGGGATGCCTTGGATTGAACCATCCTTTATAAGTTTTGCCGAATGTCATATAAATATGTAGTAAATCTCCATAGGATACTAAATGGCACTTTTCAATCTCACCAATATTAGATTTAACGCTCCAGGTTCAGCAAAAGGTCCCCTTGCTTCTTTGACTGAAAATGCGGAGTATGCAAGAAACACTTATCGTTATCCTAGTGATTTGGGAAGTAGTGATAAAGCTCACTATATGGTTATCAACATTAACACACAAAGAATGACTAGTTATAGAACTGGAGATACTGTTTTTGGAGACACTCCTCAAGCAATTAAAAACGCCAAAGATTATGGATCTTATTCTGCTGGAACAAGTCAACAATTTTCCAATTTAGGTAATCTTATTAATCAGGTAGGCAAAACTGAATTTGCAGATTCATTAAACCAACAAATTAACAAATTAGGAAATACTGCACGTGAAATACGTGATGGTTTTCAAAATGTTACCGCTAAAGTTATTGATAGATTACAAAATGGCAGTATAAGAGCCGAAAGAAGAATAACCGATACTGTTGCTCTGTATATGCCAGATACTTTAAGTTTTCAACAGAGTCAATCATATGATGATATTAAAGCCGGAGGTTTAGCTGCAGGAGTTTTGGCTGGAGGCCAAAGTGTTATTGATGCCGTTACAAACAGTAAAAATGCTCCAGAAGCTTTTGCAAATGCTATAGGACAAGTTTCTCCGTTTATTTTAAGTGGTTTAGCAAAACAAGCTGGTGGAATATTTCAAGTTGCTTTTTCTCAAGCATTTGGAGTGGTTCAAAATCCAATGATTGAATTAATATATTCATCACCACAATTACGAGAATTTAGATTTGATTTTCAATTTTATCCAAGGTCAGAACAAGAGGCCAAAGAAGTTCAAAATATTATTGAGCGTTTAAGATTTCATCAAGCACCAGAAGTTGCACAGGGTGGATCTAATGGATTCTTTTTAGTTCCTCCTTCTGAATTTGATATTAGTTTTTATTATAATGGTCGAGTAAATCCAAACATACCAAAAATTTCAACCTGTGTTTTAACAAACATAGATGTAGATTATGCACCAGGTGGTTTTTCTGCTTATGAAGTTCCTGGTCAAAATGCTACAGTTGGTGGAACAGGTATGCCAGTTTCAATTCGTTTGGGACTACAATTCAAAGAAACCGAAATTGTTACCAAAACTTCTATTCTTGGTAGATTACCAACAGCAACAGAAAAAAATAAAGATATTAGTGAAGCTTATAGACAAGCAGGTCAGGTTAATGAAAAAGGCGAGGCAACATTTTAATGTCAAAATATTTTAGTTATTTTCCAAAAACAATCTATACTCTTGATTCGTCAAATGCCGATGCTGTTACCAGCATAGTATCACGCTTTGCTTTTGAAAGTTCATTTAGAAATAATACTGCTGTTTATTATGAATATAATATCCAAGATAGTGATACACCAGAAATAATTGCCAATAAGTTTTATGGAGATTCAGAGAAACATTGGGTAGTATTAATGTTGAATCAAATCGTTGACCCTCAATTTGACTGGCCTCTTGACCAAAGAACCATTATTTCTTTTATCAATGAAAAATATTCAGCTAATGCAAGTGTGGGTCAATCTGGAATAACTTGGGCTCAAGGAAATACACATTCATATTATAAGATTGAAACAAGAACTACAAATTCAACAAACACAGAATTGCAAACAAAACTGCAAATTGATGCCAATACATATGCTAATGTTGTTTCATCAACATCTAATTTAATTTTAGAAGATGGCAATTCAATTACTATTAAGGTATCTAAAGAAACTAAATCATACTATGATTATGAAGTTGAACAAAATGAAACCAAAAGAATAATTAAATTGTTAAAACCAGAATTTGTTTCTTCTGTTGAAGATGAGTTGAGAGCTGTTTTTAGATAATGTCTTTTCAATTAAAACAAACTACACAATTTGAAATCAAAAAATTGGCAATCGTGTCAAAGTTTGGCACGTTTGATATATCAAGTATTTTTGTTGAATTGAATATTTTTGATAGCATATTAATGCCTTGTATGTCTGGTAATATTGGAGTAAAAGATTCGGTTGGTTTATCTAAAAGGTTATTGTTTGATGGTTCAGAATATTTGATTGTAAATATTTCAAAATCTGGCGAAGATAATCTAACAAACATTGCAAAAACTTTTAGAATATACAAACAAACAAATAGAAAAAATGTAAATCAAAATACCGAAGCCTACATTTTGCATTTTGTTTCTGAAGAAATGATTTATTCGGAACAACAAAAAGTTAACCAACATTATACCGGAACATATGACCAAATAGCATTATCAGTATTGTTGAAATACTTAAAAGTTTCAAATGACAAAGTTGGAATTGTTGAAAAAACTAAAGGTGTCCACGATTCTATTGTGCCACTTTTAACACCATTTGAAACGGTACAATGGTTATCAAAACGAGCAGTTAATTCTGATAATAAAGCTAATTTTTTATTTTTTGAAAACAATCAAGGGTTTAATTTTGTTTCACTATCAACCCTATACGCCAGTGGCTCACTTTTAACAATTAATTTTGATGCTAAAAATTTGAGTGATAATATTAGTAATGAATTTTTGGGTATTCGTGATTTTAATTTTACAGTATCTTTTGATTTTTTAGAAAATATAAGAAACGGATTTTTTGCAAACAAATTTATTGGGTTTGACATTCTTACTAGGAATATTCAAACAACACGATTAGATATTAATAATAATTTTAAGAGAGGCAAATCTCTAAACGATTATCCAACAGCTTCTGCTGGATTAAACAGAGAAAATAAAAATGCTTCACAAATGTATGATTCTAAGGTTGTTTTGTATCCATATCAGACAAGTAGATTCAATACGACATATGTAAAAACAAATGATAATGCAGCCGCAACCATTATTGATGATACGCATACATATCTTCCTCAAAGAAAAGCAACATTAAACAATCTTTTACAGAGAAGAATGAATATTACTTTGCCTGGTAACTTTGCAATTAGTTCTGGTTTTGTTTTGAACCTCAATGCACATTCTTTTTCTTTGAATGACAATAATAATGTTGATAAATCTATTTCAGGAAAGTATTTGGTTGTTGGAACAAGGCATATGATTAGGCCAGAAAAACATGAAACAATTTGTGAGATATCTTCTGATTCCACAAATAATGAATTTATTTTAGCTGGTAATCTATTAAAACAAGCTGAAGAAGGGATTTATTAATGGAAAATATTGATTTCGCTGGTAAAAACGGTTTTATCTGGTGGGTTGGCGTAATTGAGAATCGTGTTGATCCATTAGCGCTTGGTCGTTGTCAAGTTCGTATTATTGGTTGGCACAACCAAGATAAAAGCAAAGTTACAACTGAAAATTTACCATGGGCTCACCCAATGTATCCATTAAATAATTCTAACACATTTTCATCACCTAAATTAGGAGATTGGGTTGTTGGTTTTTTCTTAGATGGTGAAAATGCTCAACAACCTGTAATGATGGGCATGATGCCTGGCATTAAACAAAAGGTATAACTATGGCAATTATAGGCGCAAACGGAGTTGTGTATGATGAATCTGGTAATGTTACTGGAGGTGTTGATGATGTCATAGCATCCACAGTTACACCAAAACCATTTACGCAATTAAAAAAAGAAGCTCAGACAAATGCTGGTGTTCAAGCATCAACAAGAACAAATGCTCAAGGTAAAGTAATTGAAACTAATCCACCAAAAGTTACAAACATTGGCGATACAGCATTAATTGGTGCACCTACTGTTTCAAATTTGGCAAGAGGTATAGTTGATAATACTGGTGTTGCTGTTGCTGATAATAATCGTGAACACGCTTGCGATATTGCTGTTTATATTCAATCCACAATGGCTAAAACTAAAGTTTTAGCTGGAGATTTAGTAAGAGCAATTAGATTAGCAATTAGAAAAATTATTGATGCATTGGGTATATCTCCTGCTTCTTCTGGTATGACCGAATTTCTAAAAGACTTAGCAAGAAGAATTAAAGAAATTACTCGTTGGGTTAATGAAAAGATTGTAGAAACGGCAAAATATTTGGATGGCATTAAAAAGATTCGTGCTATTATTGAATATATTCTTTCATTGCCTGCTAATCTTTTGGCTATGTTTCAAAAGTGTTTGTCAGAGGCATATGGCGAATTAGCAAAAGGATTATTTTCAATTGCGAGTTCTTTGTCTGTTGATACTGGAACTTCCGGGTTAACAGATGCAGCTAAAGAAGTATTGAGTGAATCTCAATCATTGTTACAAAGCACACAAGCAGTATTGTCCATTCCAGCTCAAGCGGTTAGTAATTTAACTAGTCCAAGTGGAATGAATGATGCTGAAAAACAGGCATTAGTTTTAAGTTTATATCCAGATTCTACTGGAACAAATTATGACCCATCATCCTTTCAGGCAACAATATAATGGCAACTACACCACAACCAAGTGAGTATTCGTGGACTGAACCAGAATCAGAATACGCAGCTAAATATCCATATAATAATGTAACACAAACTGAATCTGGTCATTTTCAGGAGTTTGATGATACTCCTGGTGCCGAGCGTATTCGCACACAACATCGTTCAGGCACATATACAGAAGTTCAAGCTGATGGCACAAGAGTAAATAAAATTGTTGGTGATAACTATGAGATTGTTGCTAATAATAACAATGTAAAGATTAATGGCATCTGTAACATAACCATTGTTGGCGATTCAGTTGTTTCTGTTCAAGGAAACAAATATGAAAGAGTTACTGGTAATTATTACTTAGAAGTTGATGGTGATTATCAACAAGTTGTCAATAAAAAAGTTTCTGTTACCTCTGGTGACGATATGGAACTAACTGTTGGTTCTTCATTAGGTCAATTTATATTAAATGCTGGTGATGCACTACAATTAAATTCTGATTTAACAGTTGATGGAAGTATTACGGGAGGTGCAATCACATCTACAGGCTCTGTTGTTGCTGGTACAGGTATTCATGCTGGTGTTCCAGGCTCACTAAATCCTATTGCTGGTATATCAACACTTGGTGGAATAGCCGCAGGATTTCCTGTTGCACCTCCAGTTCCTGGTATGATAGAAGCTACTGTAAGTGTTAATGCACCTTTAATTTCTGGTATTGTTGTTACTGATATTAAGGGACCAATGGAACTAATTCGTTTATTGTATGATATGCATTATCATATTGGTAACCGTGGATGGCCAACATCAACACCTACTCCTTTAATGTAATGGAATATTATGGCTGCTAATAGTGTATTTGCTCGTTTAGATTATAATTTTGAAGATTCAAAATTTGGTGGTTCTCTTTATTTAACAGATGGAGCAAAAAAGTATCTATCTGCTTCAAACACAAGCCTTCCCGAATGGCAACAAAATGATATTGCTGATGGAGTGGCATCTTCTCGGTCAAGGTATTATAAAAACCCTCACGCAGGTGTTATTGTAACTTTAACTGCCAATACCAATTTAATACTTACAGTAGCAAATACTGACCCAGCAAACACTTTTTCTGATCCTGTGGCTGCAACTATGGCACCATTTCTTGCCAATGCAGCTAGAGGTTATATAATTGAATTGGCGTCTTTCAAATCTCATACTGACAATATATCTGGTTTAACTGCCACAACAGATGGCAATTTAACTGCACCAAACTATGATTTGGCAACAGGTGTTGGTCAACAAATTTTGAAGATTACTAATGCAACAGATGATGTGGCCAATGCTACTCCAATGTTGGGTAGTTTCACTAGTTTGTATATTGGTGACGATTTAACTGGAAATAACACTATTATTGCAAATGATTGGATTACTATGAACTCTGCAATTGCTCCAAATGGAAATTGCACTTTAACTGGCGGTCAGGTAAACACTATCATTACTCATATCACAACAGCAAATTCGTTGATTTCTACAAGGCGAAACCACGACTTTAACTTTTATCAAAAGTCCAGAGCTATTGTGAATGATTATATCTTTCTAACTCGTTTTGATAATCTTGGAAACACACAAAATTACATGGTAGAAAATTTGATTGGAACAGACTTTTTGAAATCAAATTTGTCCTAAGGTAGAATAAATAAGATATGGCAACCGTAACCACAAACATCGCTCGAGAATATAGTGATTTAGACTTAAATTTCACTATTCATCCAGTCAAAAAAGACATAAACCGCCATGTTGGTGAGATGGCAGTCATCAATTCAGTAAAGAATTTGGTGTTAACTAGCCACTATGAAAGACCTTTTCAACCAGAGATTGGCAGTAATATTCGCCGTCTTTTGTTTGAAAACATGGATACAATTACCGCTTCTTCCATAGAAAGCGAAATACAACAGACAGTAACAAACTACGAACCTAGAGCTAGAATTTCCAGAATTAATGCTATCGCAGATTTTGACAGAAACGGGTTTATGGTAGAAATGGAATTCTTTGTTATCAATAGAACTGACCCAATTACAATTAATTTTTTCCTAGAACGGATTAGATAAAGATGGCTAACGCTCGTTTACAAATCTCTGACCTTGATTTTGACCAAATCAAGACAAATCTAAAAGCATATCTAAAACAACAATCTCAATTTCAAGATTATGATTTTGAAGGTGCTGGCTTAAATATTCTTTTAGATATTCTTGCTTATAATACCCATTACAATTCTTACTATCTGAATATGGTGGCTAATGAATCGTTTTTAGATACCGCTATATTACGAGATTCAGTTGTTTCTCATGCTAAAACTTTAGGTTATATTCCATTCTCCGTTACTGCACCACGAGCTATTGTTAATGTAACAGTTGATAGTGGAACAACCACGCCGGAAACTTTAACTATTCCAAAAGGCTTTAGTTTTAGTTCTAGTATTATTGATAATGTTTCTTATAATTTTGTTGCTTTAGAAGAAACCACAGTAACCAAATCTAACACATCTTTTTACTTTGAAAACTTGAACATCTATGAAGGTTCATTGGTAAATTATGTTTTCAATTATGTAGAAAATTCAAATCCAAAATCTGTGTTTGTTTTACCTGATAACAATATTGATACAACAACAATTTCTGTATCGGTGGCACCAAATGTTGGAAACACAGCAACACAAGTTTATAATCAAGTAACAGACATACTTGACATTACTTCAGAATCACCTGTATATTTTTTACAAGAAAGTAAAAATGGAAACTATGAAATTTACTTTGGTGATGGTGTAGTTGGTAAAGCTCTTGATGATGGTGCAGTTGTTACAGTTACATATTTGGTTACAAACGGTGTTGTTGCCAATCAGGCCAATGGTTTTGTTGCTGCTTCTTCAATTGGTGCTTATTCTGATATCGTTATTGATGTTGTTGATGTAGCATCTGGTGGTGCAACCCGTGAAACAGTTGATTCAATTAAATATTCCGCTGCAGCTCAATATGCAACACAAAACAGATTAGTTACTGTTAAAGATTATGAATCATATATTAAGAGTAAATATCCAAGTGTAGATTCTTTATCTGTTTGGGGTGGCGAAACTGAAACACCAAAAGTATTTGGTAAAGTTTATATTGCATTAAAACCAAAAGCCAATTATTACATTTCTGAAACTGAAAAACAAAGAATTATTGATGAGATTATTAGTCCAAAATCTATTGTATCTGTTAATGCAGAGATTCGTGACCCACAATATTTGTATTTAATTGTTGAAAGTCTAGTTCAATATGACCCAAAGAAAACTTCTTTGGATGAAGGCAGCATTAAAACAAATATTCGCCAAGCAATTTTAGATTATCGTGATATTAATTTGAATAAATTTGCCGGTACATTTGTGCTTTCAAAATTGCAAGATGCAATTGATTCAACCAATGGCGATTCAATCATAGGTTCAGAGAGTGTGGTTCGTGTTCAACGCCGTTTTCAACCTCAATTAAATGAATCTGTAAGTTATACAATTAAATATAATGTTCCTATTCATCGTGGGACATTAATAAATAAATTAACTTCAACTCAATTTACAGTATTTGATGTTACTGGAGTGGTAAGAACAGCGCAGCTTGAAGAAATTCCACAATCTTTTACTGGTATATCTTCAATTCAAATTACAAATCCTGGAACAGGATACACAACCACACCAACCATTACAATTAATGGTGACGGAACAAACGCAACAGCAGAAGCCGTAATTGTTAATGGTAGAATTCAAACAATTAACATTACTAATCGTGGTACGGACTATACTCGTGCTACAATTTCTATTACTGGTGGTAATGGATATGGTGCAGAAGCTGTTGCTGTAATTGATGGTAAAACGGGAACACTCAGAACAGTTTATTACGACAGTTTAGCTCAAAGACAAATTATTAATTCTAATGCAGGCACTATTGATTATGACAATGGTATTTTAACAATTAATAATATTCGTTTTTTAACTGTTGATTCAGACGATGGGTTAATTCGTGTAACTATTGAAGCAGAAAAAGGAATCATTGAATCAACAAGAGATACAATTCTTACAATTGATGAAACTGATCCAATAGCAATTTCAACAATATTAGAAAAGAAATATAATTCATAATGGCTGACCAAAAAACATCGTTACTGATTAATCGTCAGGTACCGGAGTTTGTTCGTGAAGAACATCCTAATTTTATTGCTTTTTTAGAAGCATATTATGAATTTTTGGAAAACAAACAAGGTACAAAAAAGAACGATTTAGTAACTAAATCGAAAGACCTTCGTTATGTTTCTGATGTTGATGCTTCTATTGCAGAATTTGAAAACCACTTTTTTAACACTTACGGCAATTTAATTCCTCGTAATGTTGAAGTAGATAAAGCATTTTTAATTAAAAACATTTTGCCATTATATTTGGCAAAAGGTAGTGATAAATCATTTCAACTTTTATTCAGACTTCTATTCAATCAAGAAGTAGAAATTGTTAAACCAAATCAAAGCGTTTTGCGAGCTTCTGATGGTAAATGGTTAATTGAAAATGCATTTAGAACCGAACAAGGTGTGTATAGTGTATATACAGGAAATGGTTCAAATACCACATTTAAGTTAGCACAAATTGTTTCTGCTAATAACATTTCTGTTTACATTAACAATGTCTTACAAACTTCTGGTTTTAATATTCGTAGAGAAACTAGAAAGTTAATATTCAATACTGCACCGGCAAACAACTCTGTAATTGAAGTTTTGTATAGTGATTTTGATTTTGATTTATTGACAAACAGAAAAATAACAGGTACTGTATCTGGTGCTACTGCTCTTATTGAAAGAACAGCTCAAAAAACTGTTAATGCTATTCCAATTTTTGAATTGTATATTAATACAAAAACTTTACTTGGAACTTTTGAAAATGGCGAAACTGCTACATTAGACATTATTGATCCTGACGATAACACTCTTATTACTATTAGAGTTCATGGGTTATCCATTCTTCGTAATATTTTTATTATAGATGGTGGTGCTAGTTATAATGTTGGAGATCCAGTTATTATTTCTGGTGGTGAAGCAACACGAGATGCTCAAGCTGTTGTTTCTGAAGTATTTTCTGGATTCATTAATCAAATTAGAGTTTTAGCTGGTGGTGCAGGCTTCAAAACTGGTTCTAATGTTTATGTAATTGGTGCAGGAAGTGGATCTTTAACACTTGCTATTGATGCTGTTGATGTTTCTGGCCAAAATACTTCTAACTTTTTTGTTGTAAACACAGATAGAATTGCTGATTATGGAAGCATTGCAATTAATGCTGCTAATTATGGTTTTAATGCTTCAGTTGTTACAGAAAATGTTAATTCAAAAATTGTTGATGCATTAACTTTTGAAAATGTTACAAGTATTGGTGCAATTACCAATGTGGCAATTTTATTTGCAAATGCAACTTTTGCAAGTGTTCCAATATTAAATGCTGATTCGGCACCATTTCAAGCAAATGGAACAACACATCATGTTTTAAGTTCTCATTCTTTAGGTCGAATTAGAATTAATAGTGGCGGATTAAATTATCAAATTGGTGATGAACTGCTATTTGCAGAAACACAACCAATGTCAATTGGTGTTGGTGCAGCTGCAGCGGTAACAAATGTTGCAGCCAATGGTGCTATTACTAAAGTTGAATTTCAACCATCAAGAATTAGTGGAACAGCAAATACTTTTGCTAATATTAATGTAACAGTTATTGGAACCGGAACATTATTTGAAGATGAGTTGCGTGTTGGTGACCGCATTATGATTAATAATGAATCTCGTTATATTAATGCAATCAGTTCAAATACATCATTAAATGTTAATGCAAATTTTGTGTATGCGACCACAAGTAAAAAGATTGGTAAATACGATGAGTATCCAATTGGCGGGCAAAATTATAGTCAAACACACCCACCAACAATAACAGTATCGTCTATAACAGGATCAAATGCCAATTTGTCAATGGTAGCTTTGATGGGTGATGGAGAAAATTTATTTGCAACTGCTGACCAGGATCCAGGTGCAATTACAAAGATTCGTATTATTGATGCTGGTTCTGGTTATGTGTTTCCGCCACAAATTGATTTAACACAGTCTGGTGATGGAACAGCTTTAGCTAATGCGTCTATTGAACCAAGTTATGTTACATTCCCTGGCCGTTGGACAACATCTGATTCTATTCTATCAACCACAGAAAGAGTTATTCAAGGTCGAGAATACTTTGTTGACTATTCTTATGTGTTATCCTCACAGGTTGAATTTACTAAGTTCAAAGATGTGTTCAAATCTCTAGTTCATCCAGCTGGATTTGTTGAATATGCACAATATAACATTAATGAAATTGTTTCTGCCAATAATGTTAGCCGTAGTAACATTACAGTTGCCAATACAATTTCTGGAACAGTCAATGTAAATAGCAGCATCTATATAACTGGTACAAACACTAAGTTTAATGTTGTAAACAATAAAGTTATAACAATTGGTTCTCAGATTGCGGTTAATTCTGAGATTAGGTACATTAATGCTATTTACAGCAACGGAACAATGACAGTCAACACGGCATTTACAATCACTTCAAACAATGAAACTCTTGTAATTGTTACATAAATAGAATACTAAACCATGGCAACTTTTTATACTTCCAAAAAACTTTCGTTTAATAACGCAGAACAATTCAAAGAATCGTTCTATGAGCCAGAGCCAGCTACAGTTGGTTATGTGACCATTGGTAACCATGTTCCGTATGCAAACGAATCTTCTCCAAACTCCATAGTTGATTCTGTATCAGACGAAAAATCTGTATGGGACAATATGTATGCGGCCAAAAAGATTACAGGCAACGATGTTGAGTTGGTTATTCCTCGTGTTAATTGGACATCCAGCACAAAATACAAACAATACGATGACATAATTTCAGTTGACGATTTGCTAACTGGCAATACGACAATAAATGTGAAACCGATGTATGTTCTTACATCTTCACGAAATGTCTATAAGTGCCTATCTAATAATTCTTCTGCCAATTCTACGGTTGAACCATCTGGTGACTTTACAACGGCTAACGGAACAATCTCTACTGCCGATGGATACATCTGGAAGTACCTGTATAATGTTAAACCTACCAATAGGTTTTTAACAACAGATTGGATTCCTGCACCAATATCAACAAATAAATTGGACTATAATGTAAGTCAGACCAGTCCGATTGATGGTGAAGTAACCACAATTGTAGTAACAAATAGGGGCACAGGTTATGCTCACCCAACAATTAATGCTTCTGCATTTGGAACAGGAGTGACCACAATTACTCTTGCTAATACCACAAATGTGGCTGCCAATATGATTGTTACTGGAACAGGTATTGCGACTGGAACATTAGTAACGGCTGTCAATTCGGTTACAAGTATTATTACAATAGATACTGCAACAAGCGCCAATGGTGGCGGAACAACAGCAAATGCTTTGAGTTTTTTAACCAGAATTTATATTCAAGGTGATGGCGCAAGTCTTGAAGCCTCCGCTAATCTTTTCGCTAATGGTGCGGTTTCTAAAATTACTGTTGATGTAACTGGCACAGGATATTCGTATGCCAATGCCACAATCTATGGCTCTGGCACAGGTGCAAATACTCGTGTGATTTTGCCACCAAAGTTTGGCCATGGATTTAACTCAGCAAAAGAATTGGATGCAACAAATGTGATGATATCGGAGAGAATTGGTTCAATTGATTCGACAGAAAATGGATTAATTTCTACTTCTACATCATTCCGACAGTATGGACTTCTAAGGGATCCGTATAAATATGGCAATACTTCACCAGTAATTAGTTCAAATGCTAATACTGTTATTTCACAGACCACAAACATAACTCTAATTGCTGGTACAAATTTTGAGTTAAATGAGTTTGTCTATCAAGGTGCTGCTGCTAATAGTGCCTATTTTTATGGTTTTGTGAACTCACAGACAGCAAATGAAGTTAGATTGACTAAAGTTAGAGGAACAATTACAGTAGGTGGATTATTGATTGGTGCAAATTCGGGTGTCAATAGAACTGTTGTAAAATTGACTAATCCTGAATTTCAACCATATACCGGTGATATATTGTATGCTGAAAATATTCAACAAGTTACACGAGCAGATGGACAAGCTGAAAATGTCAAGTTTGTTATTAGATTCTAAGGAAAATAGTTAATGTCGTTAAATACCAATTTTAATGTCAATCCATATTATGATGATTTTGACGAAGATAAAAAATTTCTTCGGATATTATTTAAGCCTGGTTTTGCTGTTCAAGCTCGTGAATTAACACAATCTCAAACTATTTTACAAAAGCAAGTTGAACGCTTTGGTAGCCATGTTTTCAAAAATGGTTCAGTAGTTTCTGGTGGTGAACTGTTTATCCATAATTCAACATATCTAAATGTAGCAACTGACTACGCTGGTACAGCGGTTAATATCAATAACTTTAATGGTAAAACAATTACCAATTTGGCAGGGACAAAAACTGGCCAAGTAGTTGTTGTTTATGATGCTAACGCTGGTACTGGTGATCCAAAGACAGTCTATGTAAAACAAATTTCAGGTAGTGCTTTTGCTGCTGGTGATACAATTACCACAGTTGAAGATGCTCCAGTTTTTGCCAATGTTTCAACAGGTGGTGCAGGAACAGGTCAACTATTTTCTGTAAATGATGGTGTATTTTTCTATGATGGTTTCTTTCTTAAAAATTCAGCACAAACAATTGCAATTAGTAAATATGGAACATCTTCTAATGCAAGAATTGGTTTTGAAATTACAGAATCTATTGTTGAATATACACAAGATACATCATTATTGGATCCAGCACAAGATGCTTCCAACTTTCAAGCTCCAGGTGCAGACCGATTTAAGATTGATTTAATTCTTTCTAGCAGAGCTCTTGACTCTGCTGACGATACACAATTTATTGAATTAGCTAGAGTTCAAAATGGAACTTTATCTTACGCATTAATTTACCCACAGTATGCTGTGCTTGAAGATACTTTAGCACGCAGAACATATGATGAATCTGGTAATTATACTGTTCGACAATTCAAAATTGCACTAGAAACAAGTGCAGCTAATACCGCAAAGGCTAATGTCATTCTATCGCCAGGTAAGGCATATGTTTATGGTTACGAATATGAAACCATTGCACCAACAACAATTACATTTGATAAACCACGCACAACCGATTCAGTTGCAAATAAACGACTGACTGCTGACTATGGTTATTATGTGTATTCAAATACGCATTTTGGTTCTTTACCAATTAACAGTTTACAAACAGTAGATTTACATTGTGTATCAAATAGCACAATCAATGTAACAACTGCCGGTACGATTACTAACACTAAGATTGGTACAGCTCGTGTTAAATCTATTGCATTTGATTCGGCATCTAATACACAAAATTCTGCAACATACACCTATCGCACATACTTGTTTGATGTAAATGTTGGTTCTATTACAGGTGGTAATGTAGTTGTTTTAGGAACAAACACGGGTTATGTTCAGATTGCAAATAGTATAACTGGTTCACAATTATATTCTACTGCTAATAGTGCTTATACTGGTTCTAAGTTTAGGATTTTAACTGGTCCTGGTGCCGGCGAAACACCAAAAACAATTACCAACTACAATGGTGCAACTCAGACAATTCAACTTTCTGAACCTTTTATTAACACACCAAATTCTTTATCTAACTGGTCTATTGATTTTGAAGTTAATGATATTAAATCTTTATCAGTAGTTAGTGGTACAACTCGTTTGGCCGCAGCTGATATTGATATTTCATCAAAAGATCCGGCTTCAACATATAACGACACATTTATTTCAGATAGTAACCTTGAGCCATTATTGTTTAATCTTGGCCAAAACTATATTGCACAAAACACAATTGCCGATTTTTCATACTCTTATAAGCGTTTGTATGAATCTCAGTCATTTTCATCTTCGGATTCTCCAGCACTAACTGTTGGTACTGGTGAAACAATTTCTGCTGCTACAAGTTCTTCTGCAAAGGCTGAGAATTATCAAATTGTTGTAACAACTGCAGGCACATCACCATATACTGTTGGTCAAATTATTCCTGCTAATCTGTTTACTGTTGATACTGGCACTCGTAAAATTACTGTTACATCTGGTAACAACATGGTTGCAAACATTACTGCAACAATTGATGCAAGTAATCCTGGTTCAAAAGGTAAAACATATGTTGGTGCCAATTCTACTGTGCAAACATCTGACGGAACAAGCATTTTTGCAAACAATGGAGTAATTCTCTATACTGCAAATGGCCAAGTTCATATTATGGCTAACACAGTTTATAAAACTCCAGGTTCCGTTCAATCATTGTTTGTTCCTGATGTCATTGAATTGGTTTCTGTTTTAGATTTTAATGGTAATCAAATTACTGTTGCTAACTCAACAACTGCAACCAATGTTACATCACGATACACATTAGATAATGGCCAAAGAGATTCATTTTATGACCATTCATCTATTAGATTAAAAGCTGGCTCATTGGCACCTAATGGCCCGTTGCTTGTTAGGTTTAATCGTTTCAGTTCATCTGGTGCAGGATTCTTTACCGTAGATTCTTATGTTGGATATAATTACGGAAGTATTCCTTCCTACACTTCTCAGGCAATTGGGCAAATTTATCAATTAAGAGATTGCCTTGATTACAGACCTGTTAGGTCGATACCGACAACACCAGCGACAGCAAACACCGTCAGCTTTGATGTTGATTCAACCACGACTGGTCCTAAGATTCCAGAGAATGGTTCCGACATACTTTTAGATTATCAATATTATCTACCAAGAATTGACAAGGTAATATTAAACAAAAATCGTAACTTTGAAGTTCTTCAAGGCAATCCATCTTTGACACCAGTTGTGCCTAATGACAAAGACGGTGCCATGACTTTGTATATACTCCGTGAAAGAGCATATGTTGCCAACACATCTGATATTGATGTTGAATATATTGATAATAAACGTTATACAATGCGTGATATAGGTAACATTGATAAACGTATTGGTAATTTAGAGTATTATACTTCACTTTCTTTGCTTGAACAAAGTGCATTAAATAAACAAGATTTGACCATTTTAGATTCTACAAATTTACCACGATTTAAGAATGGTATTGTTGTAGATTCATTTAACGGCACATCCGTTGCTGATGTAACTAATACTGATTATTCTATTGCTGTTGACCCTAAGAGAAAAGAAATTAGGCCAACATTTAACATTACATCACACCTATTAACATTTGATTCCGCTAATTCATCTAACTATTTGAAGGCTGGTCCAATTGTGATGCCTACAGCAACACATACTGTTTTTGTTGACCAAAACAAATCTTCAAAAGTATATAATATTAATCCATTTAATATTGTAAACTACATTGGTAAAATTCAATTAGACCCACCATCAGATGTTTGGATTGATACAGACAAACAACCAGATGTTCTTGTAAACCTTGAAGGTGATAGAGATGCATGGGCTTTAATTACTGCAAATGCATACAATTATGAATGGGGTAATTGGGAAACTTATTGGACAGGAACCTCAGAAACAACAAGTGTTCGTGGCGAAGGCGGTTGGATTAATGGTCAAGCAAACTTAGGCGGAGTTTGGAATGGCCAAGGCGGCGGCGGTGGCGCAGGTGCAGCTTGGGTTCAATCATCAGTAGTTACAACAACATCAGCTCAAACTCGCTCAGGTACATTTTCTAGGGTTGTTCCATCAACCATTACTCAATCATTGGGTGACCGTGTTATTGATGTGTCAATTATTCCTTATATGCGTAACCGTGGTGTATTGTTTAGTTGTTCTGATTTCAAACCAACCACAGAGTTATATGGTTTCTTTGATAACATTAGTGTAAACAAATACATTGCTCGTGCAAACAAGTTCACATTAAGTTCTAATAACTTAGGTTATATCACACAGTCTGGTAATCCAGAAGCTGTGAATGTTACCAATACCGCAACAAGCACCGTTAACGCAACAGCATTTATTGTTCGCACATCAAATAGGGAAGCATTTGTAGTTAATTTGAGTCCTTCAACATTGTTGAATGGTGCAACTATGAATTTGGTTGGCCAATCTAGTGGCACAACAATTAAGATTAACGGGTATGACCACTATTCTGGATTTGTAACTTCTGCTACATCTAATACAATTGTATTGGCTGTGGATGCTACAAGTGCAAATAATACTGGTGATTATGCTGGTTCAACAGTTTATATTGTTTCTGGTACTGGTGCTGGTCAATCTGCAACAGTTTCTTCTTACACCGCAGGAACAAGAACATTAACAATCGTTGGAACATGGACAACAACACCAACATCTAGTTCTGTTTACTCAATTGGTAATCTAACAACAACATCCGCAGGCGATGTTGCTGGTGTATTTAATATTCCAAATGGTGTGTTCCGCATTGGTGAGAAAAACTTCCGATTAATTGACAATTCAACTGGTGATATTGGTTCATCTTCTACAAACGGAGATGCCACATTCTTTGCACAAGGTATTTTGCAAAGAACAGAAAACACAATTATTTCTGCTACTGTTCCAACAACTCAGCGTGTTGCTGTTAATGACAATAGAGTTGTTACGACAACAGCTGTTGCAGAGCGTGTTATTGGTTGGTATGACCCATTAGCACAAACATTCTTAGTATCTCCAACAAATTACCCACAAGGTATTTTCTTATCTAAGGCTCGTTTCTGCTTTAAGACAAAAGATCCAACTGTACCTGTTACACTACAAGTTCGTTCTGTTGTAAATGGATATCCTTCAACATCTTTGGTTTATCCATATACGACAGTTACATTAACACCAGATAAAGTTAAAACAACTACATCTCCTAATTTGGATGATCCAACCAAATACACAGAATTTGTATTTGATTCTCCAATATTCTTGCAACCTGGTGAACATTGCTTTGTGTTAGCATCTAATTCTAACAAGTATGAAACATATGCGGCTGAAATTGGTAAATTAGATACGGTATCAGCAAGACAAATTTCAGAGCAACCATATCAAGGTTCATTGTTCTTATCACAAAACGGTTCTACATGGACTGCTGAGCAAAACTCAGATTTAATGTTTAGATTGTTTAGATATACATTTGATACTGGTACAACTCAGGCACAATTTAATGTTAATTATCCATCTGCAAACACAGTATATGATTTGATGCATTTAATTTCAAATGATGTTTCTGTTGAAAATACTTCAATTTCATATCAGTTTAATTCTGAAAAAGCTGTGACTGGCGGTAAAACAGGCTTCTTGCCATTTACTCCTTTGACAGACTATCCAATGACCGATGGTAATGGACGCCGTGTATTAACAACAACTGCTAATACGACATTGACAGTTAAAGCTACAATGGCAACCAACAACCCTGACATTGCACCATTTATTGATACTTCACGCATAAGCATGATTGCGGTTGAAAACAATATTAATGATTTACCATTAAGTAATTCTGGAATTGTATTGTCAAGTGGTGGAACAGGTTACTCTACTAATGCAAATGCAATTGTAACAATTACTGGCGGTGGCGGTTCAGGTGCAACTGCAGCTGCTGTTGTAACCAATAATGTGGTCACATCGGTATACTTGACTGCTGCTGGTTCTGGTTACGAAACATCTCCAACAATTACATTGACAGATGCAAATACAACACCAGGTACCGGTGCAACAATCACCTATAACGGTGAAGATAAGAAATCCGGTGGTAACTCTAATGTTCGTTACATTACTCGCAAGGTTAATTTAGCAGACGGGTTTGATTCTGGTGATTTGCGTGTTTATCTAACCGCATATAAACCATCAAGCTCAAACATTCGTGTTTACTATAAAGTATTGTCTATCTCTGATCCTGATGCATTTGAAGATAAAAACTATCAGTTAATGACACAGTTGAATAATACCAATTTTGTGTCGGCTAACTATAATGACTATCGTGAAATCTCATATGCTCCAGGTGTCAACGGCACAGCAAATAATTCTGTAAGTTACACTTCAGGTTCCACTTCGTTTAGTAACTTCAGAACATTTGCTATTAAGATTGTATTGACTGGCACATCAACAACTGATGTTCCTAAGGTGCGTGATTTCCGTGCAATTGCTTTACCTGCAGGTAGTTAATTATGTTTGCTAAAGTAAAAGACCACGAAAACTTAGTAAGAGATATGAACTCCAAAGCGATTCTAAATACAGATAAATTAGCTTTGCAAGAGTATTATCAGAAAAGAGAAATGGCAAAAAAAGAACTATCTGAAAAGGTAGAATCAAAACAACGCCTAGATAAAATAGAAAACGAAATGTCAGAAATAAAAGACTTGTTGCGTGAACTTATTGGCAGAGGTAAATAATGGCTATTACACAATTATCAACAGCCAATACATTCCAACAATGGTTGATTGCAACACAAGCATTAATTACCACATCAAACACATTAACTGATGGTAATGGCGCTTCGTTTATTGCTAACACCAAGTTAGATGTTTCTGGTGCAGGTTCACAGTTAAATGTCCGCAATAGTGCTGGTATCAATACACTCTATGCGAACAATGCAATTCTTGGTGGCTTCACTAATGTAACCACACTTAATGTATCAACAACAGGTTATATTGGTGGTGATTTAACGGTTGCAGGAAATGTAACTGTTTCTGGTAATATCATATTAGATTCTATTGGCTTTGATGATATTATTGCCAATGGTTCTATAACGGCCGCAAATAATTTAACAATTGGTGGTTTTGCAACTATTACTGGCAATACCACTCTAAGTAATACCACAGTAACTTATGGCAATTTTAGTACCGCCAATGTTACAATTTTGACTGGTTCGGCCAACACAGCAATATATAGCAATATTACGATAGCCTCAGCAACAGCAACATCTGCTGGGTCATATGCTAACTCAGCATTTTTACAGGCTAACACTCCAAGTTTTACTGCCAACTCTGGTTCAGCATATGCAAATAGTGCTTTTGTATCGGCAAATAGTGCATTTACCGCTGCCAATAATGCGATAGATAGTGCAGTAGCTTTGTCAATTGCACTTGGATAAATACATAAATAGAGTATTAAGGAACATAAAATAATATGCCAAATACATTCAAATCAAATGTAGCACTCAATGTAGAAACAACTGGTAATACAGTTTATACTTGTCCTAGTGCAACACAAACAACTCTCATTGGAATGACATTATCCAATAAATCAACGGGAACTATTACAGCAAATGTTTACTTGCGCCGTTCTTCTGTTGATTATTCGTTAATCTCCAATGCACCAATTCTAACTGGTTCAACATTAGTACCAATTGGTGGAGACCAAAAAGTTGTTTTACAAGCTGCAGATACACTTAAAGTAACAACAAGTGCCAACAACTCTGTTGATGTAATCACAAGTTTGTTAGAAATTAGCTAAGGATAATTCATGGGATATCTTGGAGCAGTAGGTCCTGCATACGATCCAACTAGAGCAACTGTACCTCAATTAGACGCTGAGCGTTTTAGTGGTAACAATTCTGCCGTTGCATTTACACTTTCACGACAGGTTGTAAGTCCAACCGATGTAGATGTTATTGTTGAAAATGTTCGACAAGAACCAATCGTTGCTTACAGCATTGTAAACGGTAGCACATTAACATTTACAGAAGCTCCACAGACCGGTACAAATAACATCTATGTTATCTATCGTGGCTCTGGTATGTCAAATTATGCTTTTGTACCAGATGGTTCAATCTCATATGCCAAGTTAGCAAACAATATTCGCCAGTTCAATGTAGATAATTTTACTGCAAACGGAACTGGTCAAACATTTACACTCTCTGAAACTCCTGCTACTGCCAATACAATTATGGTGGCAATTGACGGTGTAGTTCAGACCGCTCCAAGAAATTACAGTATTGCTGGATCAACTATTATATTTGATTCTGCTCCAGCAGCATCTGCCAATGTTACAGTAAGACATTTAGGTTTTAGAACAACTGCAACAGTTACCGCATTATCAGCAGGTTCTGTAACGGCTACTGAGATAGTCGATGGTGCCGTTACTAATGCAAAACTTGCTGGTTCTATTACATCTGATAAAATTTCATCTGTTAATGGTGCATCACTATTAGCAAATACTATTGCAGTTAATACAGTAAGCGGTAATGTTATTGTTGCAAATACTGTAAGTAACTCTGCATTTGCTACAGGTACTATTGAGAATTATATGCGTAGCCAAACATTAGACTTTGGTATGCGGAATAGAATTATCAATGGCGCCATGCGGATTGACCAAAGAAATAATGGTGCAGCTAATACTCCAGTAAATAATGGGTATACACTTGATAGATGGAAATTTGGATTAACACAAGCTTCCAAATTTACTGCACAACAAGATTCTTCTGCTAATACAGTTGCTGGTTTTACCAGTTCAATGAAAGTAACATCATCTTCTGCTTATTCTGTTACAACAGGAGATACTTTCTTTTTTGACCAAATTATTGAAGGAAACAATGTTGCTGATTTACGCTGGGGAACAGCAAGTGCTAGACCAGTTACATTATCATTTTGGGTTCGCAGTTCATTAACAGGACAATTTGGTGGAGCTTTAAGAAATAGTGCCGCCGATAGAGCATATCCATTTTTATATACAATAGTTGCCGCAAATACTTGGGAACAAAAATTTATTACAGTTGCTGGCGATACAAGCGGAACTTGGCTAACAACTAACGGAACAGGTATTGAAATTGTATGGAATTTGGGTTCAGTTTCATCATACTTAGCCACAGCAGGTGATTGGACAGCCGGCAATATTATTGGCGCTACAGGCGATACTTCAGTAGTTGGTACAAACGGCGCTACTTGGTATATTACTGGCATCCAATTGGAAGAAGGTTCTGTTCCAACTCCTTTTGAATACCGTCAATATGGAACTGAGTTACATCTTTGCCAACGCTATTACAAACGAATTAGTCGTGTTGATTCTTCTGGTGG